TTTATTGATAGGACACAACCTACAGTATGACCTAGCCTGGCTGTGGGCTAACGACTTTAAGTATGATGGTGACATATATGACACAATGCTTGCAGAATATTTACTTTTACGTGGACAGAAGCAACCTCTTAGTTTAGAGCAGTGTGCTATTAGACGTGAGCTACAGTATCAGAAGGATGATACACTCAAGACGTACTACAAGAAAGGATACAACACCAATGAGATACCACTTGATGAACTCAGTCATTATCTTGACCTTGACTTGCTTACCACTGGCGAGTTGTACAAATCTATTGAAGCAGACTTCAACACCCCTGCTTCAGCATCCCTACGATCCGTTCAAAGAATCACCTTTAACACCTGCAAAGTCCTCACAAGAATGTCAATGGCAGGAATCAGGGTGGATAGAGATGCCCTCGAACACGTCCGTACTACATTCGAGCGAGAGCGCAAAGAAATACTTGATAGACTGCAAGCCACAACAAGGGAACTGATGGGTGGCACACCTATTAATCTTAACTCTCCAGAGCAGATGTCGCAGGTAATCTTTAGTATCAAACCTAACAACAAGAAAGAGTGGGTAGATATCTTTGATTATGTAGATGACAAAGGTTTTAGAGATGCAGTAAGAAAAAATAGTAAGATGTTATTTAAGACAGTGGCTTCTACCTGCCCCAACTGTAGTGGGTATGGGAGAGTACACAAGAAAAGAAAGGATGGTACACTCTACAAAATACCAAACAAATGTACAGACTGTGATGGTAGAGGTTTCTTACTCACAGCAACAAACGAAATGGCAGGGCTTGGTTTCTTTCCACCAAGTAAGAAGTGGGTCAGTGCCAACGGCTTTGGTGTAGGTAAGACAAACCTAGATGCACTTATAGCCACAGCTAAAAACAACAATATGGAGAAAGCAATTGGATTTTTACAAGACGTCAAGAGGCTTAGTGCTATTAGTAGTTATCTTAGTAGCTTTGTGGATGGCATTATCACCAACTGCAAGAGAAGTAGCAAACTACACATCAACCTTACCCAGCATATCACCAGTACAGGTAGATTCTCTGGACGAAACCCCAACATGCAAAACATGCCAAGAGGAGGAACCTTCCCCATAAAACGTGTGTTCATCTCAAGGTGGGAGGGTGGCAAAATAATTGAGGCCGACTTTGCTCAACTTGAGTTCAGAACGGCTGCGTTCCTAGCACAAGATAAGACAGCCATGCAGGAGATTGATACAGGATTTGATGTACACTCCTATACGGCAAAGGTTATCAGTGATGCAGGGCAACCTACAGGTAGACAGGATGCAAAGGCACACACCTTCGCCCCTCTCTTCGGAGCTACAGGGTATGGCAGAAGCAAGGCAGAAGCTGCATACTACAAGCAGTTCGTAGAGAAGTACAAAGGCATAGCCAAGTGGCACAGTAGGTTGGGTGACGAGGCTGTTAGCGAAGGTAAGATAACTAATGTTAGTGGTAGGCAGTACGCTTTCCCTGATGTACATCGTAGAGAAAATGGCAGCGTGTCACACTTCACTATGATAAAGAACTATCCTGTGCAAGGCTTTGCTACAGGTGATGTCGTACCTGTTGTACTCATAGAGCTTGACCGTTTGCTTGAGCCTATGCAGTCATGCTTAGTTAACAGTGTCCACGACAGTATGGTAATTGACACACACCCTGACGAAATAGATGATGTGCTAGGCATAATAGACTTGTTGAACACTAATCTAAATGATATGATTAAGAAAGAATATGAAATAGAAATGAACGTACCTTTGTTACTAGAATCAAAGATAGGAGACAATTGGCTTGACACAAAAGACGTTTGATGATATAACTCTAACTCTGAAACTTTTTACATATGAAAGGTAAAAGTATGGAACAGAATGCAGTAGCATTAAAAGTAGAAAACATGAACTTAACAGACGCTATGGGGTTCTCTACCCCTGCAGTATCACAGTCATCTTTAAGTAGGATTACTGGTACAGTCATACAAGAAGTAGAAGATGGCAAGGTAGTACAAACACCTGTCTTCAAGATCACATCAGATGATGACTCCTACTTAGCTAGGACAGTAGAGGTACGTTTGTTTGCTGAACGTCAGAAGTGGCAGCAGTGGGATAGTGAAAACAAAACTATGCAGAAGTCAGTACTGTCTAACTCTTTAAACATAGACTTGAAAGATACACTAGGTACATTTAATCTAGGTAGACCGTCAGGTTATATCAAAGACTTCCAAGCATTACCTAAAGATCAACAAGACTTGATACGTAGTGTTAACCGTGTCAAAGTTATGATGGGTATGGTTAAAGTAGTAGACCCTTTCTATGAAGGTGGTGGTGCACCGTCCAACGTAGATGAAGAGTTTGCATTTGTAATGGATGTCAAGAACAGAGATAGCTTAAAGTTTATTGACGGTACAGTAGGTAAGCTAATCAAGAAAAAGATTTCACCTGCAGAGCACAGGATTACTTTGCTAGGTGAGACACGCACCTTGCCTAACGGCAACCCTTACATGGTAACTAACGCCTCACTTGGTGAGTTCGTTGGCTTGTCTAATGGTGATAATGAAATACTACAGAACTTCTTGGACTACGTGGAGTCTAGTAACGAGTATGTTACTACCAAGTGGGCAGAAGAAAATGTAGAAACTATATCACAACAGGATCAGGACATAGTTACCAACATAGTCGATGTGGAGGATTTTGACCAGTGAACCACCCTGCTGAACTAGCACTACATCAGTATCTTAGAAGCTCCATTGAGGGCAAGTCTACTATGTCTCAGGATATTATAGATAAAATCAAAGATGATATTGGTGCTGCTCTCGACAAACAGTTTAATGCTGTTGAAAAAAAGCGAGAGTTTAGACTGAGGATGTCCAATGTTGGGCGTCCGAAGTGTCAGCTATGGTTCGAGAAGAACAATCCCGAACATCAGGAGCCTCTGCCTACGTCATTTAAAATCAATATGATATATGGTGACATGGTAGAGGCTCTACTAAAAGGTTTGCTTAGAGCATCTGGAACAGAGTTTGGTGACAATGAAAAGGTAACACTGTCACTCAACGATAAGGATGAAGTCTCTGGTGAGTATGACATGTTGTTGGATGGCAAGATAGATGATGTCAAGTCAGCTAGTACATGGTCATACGATAATAAGTTTGTTGACTTCTATACCCTAGAAAAGGGTGACTCCTTTGGCTATGTGCCACAACTTGTAGGCTATGCAGCAGCAGCTAACAAAAAGGTTGGAGGTTGGTGGGTTGTCAACAAGAACAACGGTAGCTTCAAGTATGTCTCAGCAGCAGAGGTAGACAAGGATAAAGTGTTACAAAAGATAAAGGATGTACACACCTACCTTGATAGCAATGCACCGTTTGAGAGATGCTTCACAGACGAACCAGAGGTATACAGAGGTAAGGCTAGTGGTAACTACAAGCTACCTAAAGACTGCACCTTCTGTAACCACAAGCACAAATGCTGGCCTAAACTAAAGAGCCTACCATCCAAGGTATACAGTGGCAGGAAAGAGCCACCTACCGTACACTACACAAAACTAAGAGGTGAATATATATGACTACAATAACAATCAACGACAAAGATTATGAATCAGATACTATGTCTGATAAAGATAAAGGCGTAGTACAACTGCTTCAGCAGAACCTGGTATCTGTTAATATGCTAGAGCACTGGTTACAGTGTGTTAGATTTGTAGGAGAGATGAAGACAAAAGAACTAGAAAGATCTCTAAACGGAGATACAGAAATGGTTCGTGCTCGTAACGAAAAAGGACACTATATAGCAGATGACCCAGACACCCCAGAAAATGAAGCATGGGTTGAGAAGCCCAAAGAAAAGAAGGAGTAACCCTAGAAGGTATCGCAGTGGCTTAGAGAAAGAGGTTGCTGCATACCTAAAAGATAATCAGAAACAAGTCAGGTATGAATGTTTAAAGATAGAGTGGGAAGACTTACGATATCGAACATACACGCCTGACTTTATTTTAGACAACGGTATTATAATAGAAACGAAAGGCATCTTTGATTCAGAAGATAGACGTAAGCATCTAGCCATACGAGAACAACATCCAGAGCTAGACATACGGTTTATCTTTAGCAACAGCAAAGCAAAGTTGTACAAGGGTGCTAAGTCACGATACTATGAGTGGTGTGACAAGTATGAGTTTCAGTGGGATCACCGTGTCATACCTGAAGCGTGGTTAGAAGAGAAGGGCAGACCTACCAAGTTAAAACTTATTCCTTTTAAAGGAGAAAGAAAGTAACATGACTAAATATAGAATAGGAGCAGATGAAGTATCACTAGTGTTAAAGCCTTGTTCTTTTGATGGCAAAGGTTTATGGACAGGAGAGTTAAACACAGGGCTTGTAGTAGGAGAACAAAATCTACTTACCCCTGAAGATGTCTCATACCTAGTCCACCTAGCTACACTCATGGGTGCATTTTTAGAACTTGCACAACGTGACGAAGACCTGTATGCTATGGTTGAAGAACACAGAAACGATCTAGTAGGTTATGATGATGGCGAAGAACCTTTGTACGAAAAGGTAGAAGGTACAGAGGGCAAGGTTCTAAAGCTTACTAGGTTTACTAAGACACAAGGAAATGCATAATGGATACAA